TCGGTTGAAGCAGTCGTTGAAGACCCCCGTGGTATTACACGTGCATCATAAGGAGTAACTAATGGCACAAACAGAGTTTAAGGGCGACGACTTTGAGTTCCCCGATGAGAAAGAAGCTAAGGGTAAACCCGAAGCAGTAGAGGATGATGGCTTTGATGTAGAAATCGAAGACGACACCCCCAAAAAAGATCGTGGCCGCAAGCCCGATGACACACCACCTGAAGACCCCACTGAAGATGAACTTGCCTCTTATGACGAGAAAGTCCAGTCGCGTCTGAAGAAATTTACACGTGGATACCATGATGAGCGCCGTGCTAAAGAAGAAGCACTGCGTGAACGCGAAGCGGCTGAGAAGCTGGCTAAGCAGTTGTGGGATCAAAACCGCAAGCTTCAAGAACAAGTGACGCTTGGGTCAAAAGCGTACATCGAGCAGTCAAAGAGTTCCGCTGAAATGGAATTTGAGAACGCTAAGAAGAAGTACAAAGAGGCTTATGAGTCTGGAGATTCCGATGCTGTGGTAGATGCACAGGCAGAAGTTTCACGGGCAACACTGAATTTAGACAAAGTTCAGAACATGAGGCCTTTACAAGTTCAAGAAAATGATGTACAAATACAACAACGTAGTACAAATCAGCCAAATGTGTCACAGCGCGATCAGCGTTGGATGCAGAAAAACACTTGGTTTGGTACCGATCCTGAAATGACAGCTTCCGCCCTTGGGTTGCATCAAAAGCTGGCTAAGGAACATGGTGCTGACTTTGTGGGGTCTGATGACTACTACAAACGAGTAGACGCTACAATGCGCCGAAGATTTCCTGAGTATTATGACGATGCTCAGAGCGATGAAGATGATACTCCTTCGAAAAAGGTATCAGAACCGGCTTACGAGGAAGAACCTCCGCGCCGTGCAACAAAACCCGCTAATGTGGTGGCTCCGGCCTCCCGTAGCACTCCGCCTAATCGTATTAGGCTGAAGGCATCCGAAGCAGCGATTGCTCGCCGTCTTGGGGTTCCTTTGGAAGAATACGCTAAACAGGTTGCTCAACTAAAAAGAGGTGAATAATGGATCAAGTATTAACGTCTGGAAAGACACAAAACCGTACTGCTCGTGAAGCGGATTCTCGTCAAGTGATGCAACGCCCAGAAGCGTGGCGTCCTCCCGAAGCCCTTCCTAGCCCTGACAACCGTCCGGGCTGGTCGCACCGTTGGGTGCGTATAAGCACGTTAGGCAATGCGGATCCAAGTAACATTTCTTCGAAGTTACGCGAAGGATACGAACCCTGCAAAGCAGAAGATTATCCCGAGCTCATGATGCACGCTACCACGGAAGGTCGCTTTAAAGGCAACGTTGAAGTGGGCGGTCTGTTGCTCTGCCGTATTCCGGAAGAGTTCTTGAAACAACGGATGGAGTACTACTCCAACCAGAACAAGGCTCAGATGGACTCAGTGGACAACAATTTCCTTCGTGAAAGCGATCCTCGGATGCCCCTTTTCTCAGAAAAGAAAACCAAGGTCACTTTCGGTTCTGGTTCATAAATTTAGGAGTCTTTTATGGCTTATCCAACGGTAAACGCCCCTTACGGGCTAAAGCCGATCAATCTGTACGGTGGTACTCCCTTTGCGGGCGCTACTCGCCAGTATCAGATTGCTTCTGCTTACAACACTAGTATTTTTTACGGCGACCCCGTAGAGATTATTAACACTGGCACGATTATCAAATCTGCTATTAACACCGCCCGTGCAACTGTGACTACGTCGCAGATCATTGGTGTTTTCTTGGGCTGCTCTTACGTTAACGCGCAAGGTCAGGTCATTTTTGCTCAGTATTTCCCAGCAAATACAGCAGCGCCTACTGGCACAGTTATTACCGCTTTTGTGTGTAATGACCCCAACACGCTGTTTAAAGCTGTGATCGCTACTGGCGCTACACCTGACGACGCTACTTCTGGCTTGTTGCCTTCCTCTACTACTGAGTACGCAGTTATTGGTACAAACGTAGCATTGGTGCAGAACACTGGTTTGACTACGACTGGCGATAGCCGCGTTGCAGTTGCCTCTTCTGCTGTTACAGGTACATTGCCTATGAATGTTGTCGATGTTGTCCCTGAGACTTCATACGTTAACGGTTCAGGTAACGTCGTGTACCCCGAGCTCATCGTTCGTTGGAACTTTGAGATTCATACAACCACTATCGCTTCTGGCGTTTAATCAAGGAGCTAAATCATGGCTATTTCACGCGCACAACTGCTGAAAGAGTTGCTCCCCGGTCTGAACGCTTTGTTCGGTATGGAGTATGCTCGCTACGGCGAAGAGCACAAAGAGATCTACGAAACAGAGACCTCTGAGCGTTCATTCGAAGAAGAGACCAAGCTTTCTGGCTTCTCAGCCGCACCTGTCAAGAACGAGGGCTCAGCCATCGCTTACGACAATGCACAAGAAGCATGGTCAACTCGATACACACACGAAACCATCGCCTTGGGTTTCTCAATCACTGAAGAAGCGATTGAAGATAACTTGTACGACAGCTTGTCTGCTCGTTACACCAAGTCTTTGGCTCGTGCCATGGCTTACACCAAGCAAGTTAAGGCTGCTGCAGTCTTGAACAACGGCTTCTCCAACAGCTACCCCGGTGGCGACGGCGTGTCTTTGTTTAACACACAGCACCCCTTGATCTCTGGTGGCGTCAACAGCAACACTCCTTCTACACAAGCTGACTTGAACGAGACTTCTTTGGAAGCCGCCGTTATTCAAATCGCTGCTTGGACAGATGAGCGTGGTTTGCTGATTGCTGCTAAGCCTAAGAAGTTGATTGTTCCTCCAGCTTTGATGTTCACGGCCAAGCGCCTGTTGGACACTGAGTTGCGTGTAGCTACTGCTGACAACGATATCAACGCGTTGAAGCAAATGGGCGCAATCCCTGAAGGTTACACTGTCAATCACTTCTTGACAGACACAAACGGTTGGTTCTTGACCACTGACGTGCCTAACGGTCTGAAGCACTTTGTTCGTACACCGCTGCAAAACAGCATGGACGGCGACTTCGACACAGGTAACGTTCGCTATAAGGCTCGTGAGCGTTATAGCTTCGGCTGGTCTGATCCTCTCGGTATGTTTGGATCTTCAGGTTCGACCTGATAAAAGTGAGAAGGGGGCCTTGTGCCCCCTTTTCTTTTGTTGTATATTGCAGTCATTCCGGGGTTTTCCGGTGCATTAGACAGTCCCGGCTGACGACATACAGACTAATGCACTTCACTTGTATGTAAGGACACATCATGGCAAATACCACGTTTTCCGGCCCAGTCATATCCAATAATGGCTTTATCACCGGAACAGCTTCTTCCCCCCTCGTTGAAACCACCGCAGGCAATGTGTCTGAATCGTACGTTACGACTTCTGCTGCCACTGGCGATACACGTCTGTCTTATCAGCGTTTGACCTTTACCTCTACGGGTTCTGGCGAGACTATCCGTGCTTTAACCCGAGTAACGGGTGCTGGTGGCGCTACAGGCGGCACGATCAACGGTGCTCACATCTCCACTTCAATTAACACAGGCGGCACAATCTCTGGCGCGGCTAACGCTATCCGTGCAACCATTGGCGCTGCTGTTACCACCCCCGGCGGTACACTGGCTGCTTTGCAGTTGGATACTGACTTTGCTTCTGGCACAACTCTTGGTGCTGAAAGCGCTTTCATCCGCGTGACTGACTCTGGTGCTGGTACAGGCAAGATGACTCGTTTGATGAACGTTGGTACAGGTACAGGCTTATTCACTGCGGCTACTAGCTCAAGCACTTTGGCTGGTGGTCTCAGAGTTCGTATTGCCGGTGCTGACTACTTCTTGGTTGTTGCTAGCGCAGTAGCCTAATGCAGATTACCAAGGAATTCTTGGAGTCTGAGATTAGTGACCTTGAGACTGAAGCACAGAAGGCGCAAACCTTTTTGGTTCAATCTCAAGCCACGATCCAAGCGTACAAGATGTTGATTAACAGGTTAGACGCACCAGAACCGGAGCAACAAAATGACGATGCAAACTGACGTCCTAGCCAGTGCGATACGCACTGACGATGGAGTTGTAAATAACCAAGCGGGCGATGCCCTTGGCCGCGTACGTATCAAAGCCGTCTACATTGTCCCTGCTGCCGGTGCCGGTAGCGTGGTGTTCAAAGACGGCGGTGCTTCCGGCACTACACGTATGACACTTAATACCGTAGGCTCTGTGACAGAACCCACATACTTACTTCTCCCCGGAGAAGGTGTTTTGTTTAGTACAAGCGTGTATGTGGACGTAACCTCTATTGGTTCCGTGATGGTGTTTTATGGCTAAGAGCCCCGCATGGCAGAGGAAAGAAGGCAAGAACCCCAAGGGCGGCTTGAACGCCAAGGGTCGCGCCTCCGCCAAAAAGCAAGGCATGAACTTGAAACCTCCCCAGCCAGAAGGCGGCTCCCGGCGCGACTCTTTCTGTGCGAGGATGGAAGGGATGAAAAAGAAATTGACGTCCCCAAAGACCGCCAAAGACCCAGACTCACGCATAAACAAATCACTTAGAGCTTGGAAGTGCTGACAT